TCATACATCTTCCGACACATCTGACCGTAACCTCGAAGGTTAAGATCCTTGATACGTCTGGCTAGTTGGATTGCACCGCCAACACTGATGCCTCGATAACCGTCAACATCGACATCTGTAGTTGACGCACCATCGAAGCCTCCGTCGCCGGAGAGCATGGTCTTCGGTAGTTCCGAGAACGGGATGTGGTTGAGGTTAAACTCTGGGCGCACTACGCCGTGCTGACTGTACACACCAAGATGCGGTTGAAGAATGTTCCAGGTACCTTCGACACCAGAATGCACAATCCTATCGCGTCCGACACCATGGTCCAGAATTGTCTGCACCACCATCTGGTACCAGTTACCAGGTACGGGAGATGTAGGTGCCCAGCCCAGTCTTGAGAACTCATTGATAGGTTCAACCCACAATGGAACCTTCGGGAAGGCTTGCAGAAGGCCCAGAAGGTCGTGAATCCACTTCTGGTGCCACTGGTAACGGTCCGGACTAAAGTACCCACCAGGCGTAGGGTTGAACATACATCGAGCGTCCTGGGGTTCTACGAAGTCCAGCTGCTCTTCCGGTGAGCTACTGATGCACTGGTACGAGGTCATGAAGGGCATCGACAGCTTCTGTAGGCGGTCATTTCTGTTGGAACAATCGTCCTCAACGGAGGCAATCAAGCCGAGGTCAAACTCCTCAAGCTCCTGCATGAACTTGATGACAGCTTCTGTGTAGAACGGATTGACACGTGACATGTCAGAGACTGGTACGATCATCCCATCAGGATAAAGTAAGAAAACTCTATCCCCATTGTACACAGCCTGTTCGTAGGGCGTGATACGCTTCAGTGACCAGGTCTCGAGAAAGAATACCCTAACACCCCAGGCTCCAGTCATGCGAAGTTTGCGTAGGAATTCTCTCCGGTCACCAGCACAGTACAGAAGTTCAGGAACGAAAACAAAGAACCCGCGCTTGGACTTCGCCGGATACGGTTCTGGCTGCGGTCCAGGAGTGTGGTGCACTACCTCAACTTGAACTGAGGACTGAATACCCACGGGTTTCTTCTTAAAGAAGCACATTTCTACCTCACCTTGGAGTTGAACGCCGGTCAGTCTGGGAGCATATAGCGTCCCAGACCTCCGTTTGGTGTTCAATGGCCTCCGCAAGTCTTGTTAGGATTGGACGAAGTTCTATGATAAACTTCTGTGTCTCCTTCACACAGAGTAACAAGTCGTTCTGTTGTTGAGCATGTAGATTGAAGGGCACCGATCTAGTGAACATGTCCAATACTTGTCCATTTTTTGGCATACCTGCATCCTTAAACGCTTGTATAAATTTTACTAATTCCCTGACGAATAGCACCATTACCCAGGCGATAATAAGCCCACCCAGGGTGTTGGTTATGATTGGTGAAATGTTCGGTACATCAGTCATTATCCAGGTCCTTCAAAGGTGTATGGGGTTATCTTAAAGTATTCGAACGAAGCAGTCACAGCCGGCTGGTTATACCAATTCCCGATAAACATACCTGCGCAAAGGCCCCCAAGGGCCACAGTTGTAGAGTACGTATAAAGAAGTGTCCAACTGGCCCCATCCGTAGAGTAATAAAACAACCACTGCGCATTCTTGTGCGCTCCCATGCACCGAATCTTGAACCACTTTGGAATAGTACTTTCAGCGACTGTAGCAAGATTGGCGGTACCTGTTTCTACCGTTATATTGTTCAGTGCATCACCCGTTGAAAAGATTTGCTCTAGATAAACATTGTAAACAGAGCCATATCCTATACCATCGGGACCGATATAAATACCAACCTTGGTTCTTTCCCCCTTGTTATAGGCGGTGATCTTCGCCTCAATCTCACACGGGTAATGCGGTATAGGAAGTGTGATCCTTGGAGTACTAGCCGAACAGTCTTGCCCAGAAGCTGCGGCGAAATCGAGCGTACCACCCGCGCTTTCCGTGATAGTTTTTGAAGCACTGGTCCCGTACGTAACCCAATCTGCAAAGATGGACGAATCAGCGAAGTTATCCTCAAAAGTCGAAAGTCCAGCGGTAGCAGCCCAGGACAGATTCCCAGAGCCGTCAGTTACGAGCGCATAACTCGCAGTGCCATCTGCCGCAGGTAGGATGAAAGCTGCGCCCCCAGTTTTAGCGATTGAGCCACACTCTAGAGTGTTTGTAACCTGTACGTTTCCACCCGTAGTGAGTGTGAGAGGTGTAATCCATGACGCCCCATCGTAATGTGCAAAAGCAAAGTCAGCGGTGCCTTTGTGGGCAAACTGCCATTTATACGTATCGGTGGCATCCCAGATTTCTAAGGCACCAAAGTTGTCTCCATCGGTCTTACCTTGCAGTCTGAGATACACGGCAGTAGAAGCTGACTGCACATGTAGCTTAGTGAGTGGTACCCCTCCGATACCAACTAGCGCGCCGGAAATCTGAATTGGAGAGTCTGCAAAACCTGTAGCATCGTCTACATGAAACGGCACGAAGGCATCTGTCAGACCAGACAGTTTAACTGTCGCAAATACAGGGCTGTCTGCGGTAGTTAAACCCGTAACATCTGCCTGAGCCACAGCAGTCCAAGCTGGTTCTGTTCCGCCCTTCAAGAACTGTGCAGAGGTGCCTACAGCTAGAGCAGTCCACTTGGGCGTAGCTCCAGACCCAATAATCAGGTCCCCCCGTACCACAGCCGACGGTGTAGCGTCTGAGTGGCTGATAGACAAGATGTCATGTGCAGCTACAGAAGAGGCAGCAAACTCTAACGCCGTCTCACCAACGTTAACTACGACGAACTTTCCACCATGCCCGGTGTAGTTCGCGGGCGTATCAGTTAGGGCTACAAACGTAGTTACTCCACCAGCGCCAGCAACTACCCATGAACGTGTGCCATCTGCCTTAGACGAAAGTACATAGTCATCAACTAATGGGTTACCAAGAGCCGGTTCATAGGTTCCAGAATGCGTGTGCGCAGAAGCTGCGGCACCGACATCTGTGTAAGTCAGTCCGTGATCTGCCCAAAGTGCATCTATTCCATCGGACTTGAGGAACTTGCCAGACGCGCCAAGGGCCATACGTGTCCAGGTAGCCGAGGCACCTTGACCTGTGATAAGGTCTCCACGGGTTACTGTGCCGGCGGTGGTGTCATCGTGTGTGGCCGAAAGCAACTTGTGGTTAACCGTAGCGAAGTCAGATGCGTGGTAACCGTCAAGCATATCGGCATTCAGGTTTGTAACCACCGTTGTCGAGGTGATAGTTAGTGGCGCGGTACCTACAGTCTGTGTAAGAGTGAGGGCTACGAACTGTGGACTCTGTGCTTTGCGCAAATCTTGGTCGTGGTCGTAGCCGTCAACCTGATCCGCATTCAAATTAGTAACCAGGGTTGTTGAAGTTACTGTAAGAGGCGCTGTACCCAAGGCTTGGGTTAACGTGAGCCTTACAAACGTGGGCGAGGCCGTTGTCAGTAATGATTGATTGTGATGATAACCATCAACCAGGTCAGCGTTCAGATTGGCGCAGAGCGTTGTAGATGTTACCGTAACAGGAGACGTGCCTGTGGCAATTGTCGAAATGTACCTAGTGCTTTGGTTGTAGCCCTGGATTATCAGATTCTTGTCTGACGTGAAGCGCCCAGCTTCGTACCAGGTACTGGCTTTAACCACCCCGAAGACCAGTGCGCCGTTGATGGTATACGTACCTGTACCAAAAGCATTGCGGTAAAGTCTGTGGATACCCAGATCTGCGTAGAACATATACAGGTAGTTCGTATCCGCAGCGATCCCACCGATAGCGTTATGCGCTAGCCCAGCTGGCGTGTAGCAGAAGTCTAGCGTACTGGTGTCTAGGGTCGCACCATAACCACCACCATTAATGAAGTATACATAGAAGCGCTCAAAGGCCCCCTCAGCGTAGTGGTAGATTGTGGCGTTACCAGAGACTGTAACTACCGTGGTGCCTTGGGCAACAAAAGTTCCACCAATGGTAGCTTTTACGAAGTACCTGTTGGCCGCAGGTTCCCCGACAGCATATATGTAAGCACCAGCTGAGTCGATGTCGAAGCCGTAGATCTGGTATTTGTTGCCTGGAGAATACTCGGGCCCGTCGAACTCGGAGTCCTTCGCCATAGTAGTGGCGTTGACCTTCATAAACTTTTTTACACTTACACACCAGGTATAAAGAAAGCCCCCGTTATAGCGTACTTCCCGGGGGTTTTGAAATTCCGGCCACACTGAGGACCAGGTAGCTACTAGGGAGAAGTCAGCGACGAGATACTTCTGAATAACCCGAGCAAATCCAGCTAAAAGGATTCCAACCGCGTAAAAATAGGTTCCATCGGTGCAGAGTCCACGCGTCTGCTGAAAGCCGTGGGCAGCTGAAGAAATAACGAGGAGGCCTGTTGTAGTACTATAACCCTCAAACTTGCCAGTAGTGGTATTGTCTGTGATGAGCAATCCACCGGCCAAGCAACCGTTGGGGTATGCGTTTTGGGTAAGCCCTGTTTTTGAGACGAACTCGTCTGTCTCTAGGTTCCATTCGGTTCCACGGACTGTAGGATCATCTGTTGGTACGGCAACCCAGTTACTTTCGGCTAAACCCCGGACGCTGGACAAAAGCTTCGGATCTCCAGCGGGATCTGTATGTGTGAAGGCCAGCGAGATGCTGCTGCCTGTAACATCTGCGCCAACTGCAAGATTACGAAGCTCTAGGACGTCAGCGTTCGTGCCCAAGCCACTGTTCTGGGCAAAGATCATTGAGGCATCGAGCTCTCCTGGATCTTCCGTGCCCATGGCAGCGACGGCTTTGTTTGTCCAGATTGGGGAACTCTCGAGACCGTCGACATCCGACTTGTAATAGATTAGATACCCCGGAGCAAACTCTCCGTTTAGAATTAAGGGTACCTTCTTGTTCGTCCAACGTGCACCATCATAGACAAGGAGGTCCTGGGCAGTCAGAGGACTCAAGCTCACATCTAAAAGGCCAGATAGTGTGCTTGTGAATGCTGCCCAGGCACCCCCGTAGTTCTTGTACTGTAAGACGCCTTCGAGGTCCCGAATGCCATGGCCCTCGGAACCATCGAAGTCTCCGAAGTTCAGGTGTTGATTGCCGAGGACACGGAGACCCTTGTGAAACCTGATTAGGTTTACAAAGTTGGTCTCGAGGTCACTCATACTGCGCTAACGATTGAAACCTGCACAGCCGTGAGGTTGTTCGCGCCGTCGTTGTTCTTGATCCGCCCAAGCCGAAGCGGACAGCCTGCGGGGAGATCGATACTGACCATCTTCCGAACGGTAGTGCCAGTAACGGCCACTTCGTTCGTGGCGACCTGGAAAAGGTCTTCGAGTGCGTTCCATGTAGAACCATCGAAGCAAGCCTGGATCTCTACGTCGAGCTTAGAAGCAGATCCAGCAGCTCGAGTGAACTCGATAACGAAGAAGGTTGTCGCCCACTCCCCAGCCCGGTGCACGACGGATGTAAAGTCCGCTCCGTGCACCTTGGTTGCGGAAGCGTCCAGAGCTACCGCGGTAGCGAGGAAGTTGTGTTGCCGCATGGCTTACAACCGTTCGGTGATGATGTAGTAGGTTGTAGACCCGGCCGTGAGCTGATCGGTGTTCTGGGTAACGGTTGTCAGACGCACAGTAATGTCGATAGCCGCAGTCCAGTTGACAAGAGCGGAACCCTGGATCGCAGCAGCCCGAGTCATCTCGGTACCCATATCGGCGTCTGCAAGCCCCACAGTGACCGCACCACTGAGAACGTCGTGAGACGCGAGATACTCTCCGCCACCAGCCGATTTGCCAACGATAATCGTTGCGGCCGTAACACCGCCACCGGTATACGCAACCGTGGTATCGGCATAGATGGCTACGAGCCGTGTCTTAGCCGGAATCTGCGCGATGACTTTGTCGGCCGTAAGACCAGCAGCAGCCAGGGCTGTGTAGTCAACAGTGACCTTATGGATCTGCTGACGGAAAGCTCCCGCAGTCACAACCGTGAGGCCGGTACCGGTGCCATTGGTAATCGTGGCGTCCGTACCCTTGACCGAAGCAAAGGTAACGGAGTCAGAGGTTTTCAAGCCGTCGACCGCAGCCTGGTTCAAAGTGGCCCAAGCAGGAATGGCACCCGTAACACCGGAGAGGTACTGACCAGTTGCCCCAACCGCGGCGAGTTCACTGATGGTATTCGTAGCAGAAGCCACGACCAGGGTGTACGCCGTGGCAGCATCCGGAAGTTTCAGGGTAGACCAAACCGGTGCAGTAGTGACACCACCGCTGCGTAAGTAAGATCCCGCAGCAACGTCTGCAAGGGCACTGAGGGTGTCAGCCGCTGAGGCGTAAATGATGTCCCCGATGGCATACGCGCCAATCCCGGTTCCACCATCTCCGACGGCAACGTCCGTACCACCAACTCTGTAGATATAGGCAGTACCAATCGTAACGCCCGTGGCAAGGTCATTGGACCAGGTAGGAAGGGTTCCCACACCTGCGGAAATGAGCACTTCGCCAACAGCCGGGGCAGTGATGCCCGTAATCGTAGTCGCACCAGAGGCCGCTACGATGTCTCCCGTAGTGTAAGACGACTTGCCGGTTCCGCCGTCAGCAACTGCGACATCGGTTCCGCCAACGCGGTAGATGTACGCCGTACCAATCGTGACACCAGTTGCGATGTCATCCGACCAAGACGGTGCAACTCCGACGCCACCCGAGATCAGGACAGACCCGACAGCCACGTCGGCCAACTTACCGATTGTCGTCGCAGCCGAGGCGTAGAGGATATCTCCGACAGCGTAGGACGCAAGGCCCGTCCCACCTTGAATGACGCCAACCGTACCAGTAGAGGTGAGGGCCTTCGAAGCATCGGTGAAAACCACCTTACTGGCTGTCAGAGTGCTGAACACCGGCGCAGGCATATTGAGGACTTTGCCCGCAGGCGCCACGATGTTCATGTTCCCGGAGGTGTCGACGTAGATGCGGCCGTAGTGCCAGGTGGATGAGACCGCACCGTAGACACGAAGTTCCGGGTTGCCGTAGATCATGCCGCCCCCGATATAGACGCCACCGCTAAAGTGGCTCTGGCTGAACCCGAAGCTCAGCAGGGCGGCAAACATGGAAAGGAAGACGAGGAATTTTTTCATGTGTTTCTCCTGAAAGAGGTCAGGGGCCCCAAAAGAGGGGCCCCGTTTTGGAAAGGAGATCCGTCGCCCATTAGACTCCGGCGGAGCCGTAAACGCCGTGCCAGTGGGTGAACCCGCAGCTTGCCCGGAAGCGCACGAGGTAACGAGCGTTCCCGGTGTTCGGTTCGTCGTAGTTCCGGAACTTCGGTTTGATGCGCCAGAACCACTTCATGTAGTGCATGTCCTTGGGGGACAGGAGGAACCAAGCGTCGGTGTCGGTCAGGTAGTGGAGAATCATCTTCTCCAACTCCCATTCCCGAACCGCGTTGACTTCGTTGTCGGACGTGAAGGGCTGCCCGGTGCTCTGGAGAATCCAGTTCATCATCTTGCGCTGAGCCGGACCGGAAACCAGATACTTGGGTTTCATGAGCATCGGGAAGTTGTTGTCGTCGGTCCAGGTCTCCCAGGTCTCGAGAGCGTCATACAGAGTCGAGGCGCTCAAGTCGACGCTGACGCCACCGGACGGCATGTTCGAAACCGTCCCGCCAGCCTTGAGCTGGGGATGCAAGTGGTAGCAGAGCTGGTGCCCGTCGATGCCGGCGTAAGCGGCCGTGAACGCGTTGTTCAGGACCATGGCGCCGAGAACGTCGCAGGTTTGCTTGACGGCGATGGCGAGGGCCTTCGGGGCTTTCTGGAACAGCCCGTAGAGCTCGTCCTCGTAGGCTTCCTCGGTGATTTCGAACCCGAGGGCATACGTGTCATGCACGTACTGCACCTTGTCGGAGAGCTTCAGGGCGTCCAGGACAGGGGTGTCACCTTCCGTCTTCATCGGCACGGCACCAAAGCCGGCCATCGCGATGTCCTCTTCCTGGGACTTCGTACTAGAGTCGATGTTCAGGAACTTGGTGTACTCCTCCGGATAAGACTTCGTCCAGAGGGTGTAGGTCTTGTTCAGGCCGGGGTACAGGAGATCAGAGAACCCGTTGCGGGTCATCGGAGTAACCATTATGACACCTCCCTCACGGCAGCCAGGACAGAAACGAGAACCTGGCCAGCCTCTTCACCGATCGGATCCAGGAACTGCTGAACCCGGACGACCTTGTTGGAATTGTCGGTCTTGTCGACCAGCCACTTGTTGGAAGCGCAGACGACGCCGTAGTCGGTACCCAGGTCGGTGTCTTCGACTACGTTGTACGTCGCGTTGCTGTGGTACACGGACATCTTTAGCAGAGCGTTGGCCGTGGCCACGAGAACCAGGATATCGTTCTCGCCGTCAGTGGCGTTGTTGTTGGCGTCTTCCAGAGCGATACCTAAAACCAGGGCAGGATCCGCACCGCAGATCGTCAGATAGCCGCTAGTGCGCATAACGAGCTCACCGGCCTTGAACGTCTGCGAAGCGCCCTCGGGAACGGACCAGACTGTGAACGCCTGGCCGTACAAAAGCTTGCCGGCTTCGGCAGCTTTAACTGATGCCATGTTGTTAAGTCTCCTTTTCTACGATTACGTCGAAGCCGCGGTGCTTCTTACCCAGGGCGCGCTTGATCCCTTCACCGGCCTCCCGGTACTTGTTTTCAATCGCGTCCTGTCGAAGCTTGTTCTGATTGTCAATGACGGCCTGAAGCTCACCTGCACGTTTCTTGGACGTCTGCATGAGGATCATGTCACCGACGTTGATGCGGCCTTTGTCGTCTAAGTGTCCCTCGAGGCTGGTTCCCTTAACAGCGGAGTCCTGGGGAGACACGAATGAAAATCCCTGCGCCTTGCGGCGAGAGAGCTTTTCCGGTTCTGAGCTGACCCAGCGATAGTGTTTCGCGGGGTCCTGTTTTATCTGTCGACTGAGTTCGTCAAAAATGGCCATGATAGCTCCTTAAAATAGGTCCTTGGCATCCTGGTACTCGATGTATTCTTCCGGAGTGAGTCCCAGGTTGGCGGCGATCTTCTTCTGATCGTCGGACAGGGTAGGCTTTGTAGGCTGTGCCACGATGGTTGTAGCAGCCAGAGGCGGATGAGTCGAAGGCTTCCGAGGAGTAGCTGTAGCTCTTTCAGCCTTGGCCATATTGTAAGCGAAACGCCAGCCGTGCTTGTCGTCGAAGCGATAAGCCGGAGGCATTTGGTTGTAGATCTGGGTAGCCCGTTCTTCGTAGTCGCCGAAGTCGTCGAACTCGCCCCGAATGAAGTTTTTGTTCATGGAGCCAATGGCTGACATGATGGGGCCGATCTGAGCGTTCAGTTGGTTGTTCATCGCGCTCTGCAGCCCTTGCAGAACACGCGGATCGACCTCACTGAGTGGGTCCTCAACCGGCGTTGGGGGGTTGTTCCTAACAGCCTCGGCCTCAGTAGCCTTCGCGGCGACGTAGGCACGCCATTGAGAGGTTTCCTGTTCGGCCCGTGTCTTCGCGCCGAGCAGCTCTTTCGTGTGGGCGAGGAGGTCTTTAACGGTCTTGCCACGAAATTCTTGCGGAACATCATCTCCGTCAAGAGTTGTAGAAAGAGCGTCAGGGGGCTCTGCGCCCGCCGGTGGGGTAGCAGGAGGCGTAGCGCCTTCTTGACTAGCCGGCAGGTTGGTTTCTTCGAGTGCCATCATCTACTCCTTAAGAAGGTATTGGGGAAGGTCCAGCATTAGGTCCACCACTTCCACTTCCGCCTGTAGCCGGTACAAGTCCTTGAGGTCCTTGCATTTGAGCAAGCTCTGGAGGCATCGGACCTTGCGGTCCTGCAACTCCTGCTTGAGGTAATCCCATACCGGGGTTCCCAGGAAGTCCCGCACCGAGTCCCTGCTCGGCTTCTCCTTCGATAAGTGTGCCCGTGATGGGTTCGGCGACATCGGCATAAACCTCCGGCGAAAGTTCTCCGTAGGACTCCAAGACGTGTTTCATCTTCTCACCCGCAGCGCGAGCGATGTTAACCATGACAGCCTTGAGTTCCGGCGGAGCTGCAGGATTGAGGAGCCCCTGCATAAGCTGAATGATCTCCCGGTAGTACTGACCGAGGATCTGGAACGTGGCCATCGCGTCCTGCTTCTCGACTTCCTTGTTCAGAGCAGCATGCGACATCGAGCTGAGGACGGCGACACTCAAGTACGGAGGCTCAGCAGGTAGGGTTAAGAACTTCTCGATGTACTCACCCTTGTCACCTTTAACGACGTACGGTTCTTTGGGGTCCAAACGCTCGTACATCATCTGCAACATGAAGTCACCCATGCGGTCTTGTTCTTCACGGATGTCGCGGATGGTTAAGTCGAAGCGCCTCTGGCCTTCCTGGATCAGCGCAAGGGTTCCAGTCGCAGTAGCGCGCTGTGTAGAACCAGACTCACGACCGAGGGTGTAATCAGACACCCCAGTACGTTTTTCACCGAGCTGCCAAATCATCTGCAAGACCTGAGGGTTCAGATTGTACGCGTTACCCAAGCTGAAGGCCTCAATGTCGGAGGTCTCAGCAACGTTGAAAACCTTGCCCGGGTAGATTTCGTCATCTGCACGCAGGCCCCCTTGACCACGCTTGCTTTTGAAGCACTGCATGGTGGCGACCTTGAAATTGTCCACCAGGGTATTGTAGAGGGCGTACAGTGCATCATCGTACGGTAACGCCAGCTCCATAGTGCCCAAACCGCAAAGGCCATAGTCGCGGGGGCCATAACGATAAACGTTCAGAGGCCAACGAGGGTATGTATCCTCACGCGGGCTTATAATCTCCTCGGTGGGTTCGTGAAACAGGCATGTATAGCGCTTGAATTCGCCGGCTTTGTCGAAGTCCCATTTAAACCACACTTCCCAGAGGTGGACGAAGCGTGAAGTGGAATCAGGTTCTTCACCCGTGTTCTTCTGCGCGTCCTGCCGATCGGCTGTTTGTGGTTCCAGGTATTTTACAACCCGTTCTGGGATCTCGTACCCTTGAGCTTTCATGGCGCGTAACATAGGCGCTGTCCAAGAAATTCGACGAGCCCACCAAGGAAGGTCTTCTACTTCAGCGTATCCGCCAGGGAATAAGAAGTCACGAATCGGAAGGCCTTGAGCCTGTAAGAAGTTTCGGATTGTAACCTTGCGGTCGAGGCGCAGCGGGCCAACCTTAGCTTTACGGGTCGTGGTTTCCTTAACCCAGGGTGTAAGCAGCGCACCAGTACCAAGGCGCACGGTCTCAAAGATGGACTTGCGCATTGTAGAGTAGAGGCGCATCTCCTGTCGAACCTTAAGGTCGATGAACTGCTCAAGGTTCTTCGCGACAGAGATCCACTCCTTGCCTCGTGTGGGTTCCATCTTAAAGATCGGCCTGTATGCCCAGATAGTGTTCATCAGCCGGGCTGTGATAGCATCCGTGATTGTGGCGCCCATCAGAATGGGAAAGTTCGACATCCATGGCAACCGACGAGGACCAACGACACCGTAGTACTTGTCGTCCCAGAGTTTCCGTTTGTTCTGCAGAGGCTCTAGGACCTCGGCCTTCGCGATACGGATCTCCTCGGAGAGGTAGTCTTTCAGCCGTTTAGTCTCGGTGTCGGTGAGTTTCATATTCTACCCATTCCTTGGAGACTTTCGTAATAGTGATTGGCAGCCTGACGTTGCAGGACCCGAGACTCCTCAAGCTCCGGCACACGTGCAAGCTCTTGAGCCCAGGCCCAGCAGTCGAGAAGGTCTTTGAAGCGCCCGGTAGGAAAGCCAACGTATTCGTCCTTGAAGTCAATCTGGCTTCTGTGAATGTAACCTTTACCCTCACGGAAAAAGTCGAGGCCGCCACGGATGCGGACTTCTTTGCTCCGCTGGGAATCTTGCGGCAGAAGCTCCACCCTCGGAGTGAGTCCCTTGTCACCCTTTTGCCTCCAGATCTCCTCGGCGAGCGGCTTTAGCGCTTTTTGAAAGCCGAAGCTTTCAATGCCGAAACAGATCGGATGCCACTTCTGTTGAAGTTCCCACATCTTGTGGACGACCTCGACTGGACCTGTGCGGGCTGCCCAAGTATCGAGGAGGAACCGACGACCGAAACCGTCGATTCCAACAACCGCGATGGCGTTGCGTGCTGTAAGCTTTTGTGCGGTGGTCGTTGAAAGGCTATGCCTCGGGTCCACGGTGGCGTAGATGTTCAGAGCCCCAATGGGAAGTTCTGCTGCAGTACCATCTTCGAGCGGGAAGATGACACTGTCTTCGCCGCGCTTGTATTCCTGGAGCCACTCGGGTTTGTATTCCGCGAGTGAAACGTCCAGGGGGTTGTTCATGTATTGCAGGGCGAAGGTGTAGGGGTTCTGTGCTTGCTTCCGTTGGAGCCATTCGAGGCTGTAGGCTTCCGGGAAGATCGGTTTACCATCTTCGATGGCCTGCCGGTAGTAAACGTGGTACTCAGGATGGTTACGGAGGATGTAGCAATTCAAGTCGATGGCTGACCAGTGGTTAGCGACGACGATTAATGTACGAGCTTCAATAGGAGGCCGTAGGAGGCTTTCTCGTTGTTCGAAGCGCTCAATGATCTTGTTCATGAGCTCTGGAGACTCATAGGAATCTTCGTCAACGAGGTCATCCATCAGAATCCAGTCGTAGTGGCGTGAGGTGACCTTGGTAGACCAACCCACGGCCTCCCAGGTTGCTTCAGGATGATCCACGGTTCGGGGTAGGCAGGCCTCTTCCTTGTTCCATCGGTTGCTGTGTTCAGGACATAGTTCCGGGAAGAGGTCACGAAGCAGACGCTTGGTTTCAAACGCGCTACGAATCTTACTGAGGAAGTGGGAAGCGTTGGTTGCTGAGTTCGCAATGATGAGGCCGGTCTCGTTTGGATTACGCAGGCCGCGGTACACACCGTACGCAATTGTGAAGATGGTCGACTTGTAATGGTTACGAGGGACGATACAGATGGCCCGTTTGTATTCTTCAGCCTTCTCTGCAACCATACACATGTCGTAGTGGAGGTGGGTGGTTAGCCTGTCGTAGCCCAGAAGGCCCTTGGCTACGAAGAATAGGGAGTTCCTTGCACGCTCTCGCAGCTGGTCCTTGAGGTCTACGGCTGGGATCACGTAGGATCCCTTTCCGTAAGCGGATGAGGTACACCCTTGAGGCTCTCGGGATTTGCTTCGCGGGCCTTGCGCGCCTTGGCGTCTGCCGTTAAGGTCTCAAGGAGGATCTGCGCATCGAGGGGATCGATGTGAATGTTGGTTTCGGTCTGTACCTGAAGTTTCTTGCTGTAACCGGCTCGGTCCAACATGTCCTGAGCAATATGCATCACAACCTGTTCGGACGAAGCAGCCTCGAGGAGTTTCTCTAAGCGGTCGAAGGACTTGAAAGCCGCACGTTGAATCTCCGCATTGAGGTCACGTCCTTTGTCCTCAAGTGTGCGGTCCACGCCGCGGAACATTCGTTCTTGCTGTTGGGCCAGAAGTTCTTGAAACCTAGGCCTGCGAATATGTTGCTGGAGTACCTCTAGTCTAATGGCCATAGCCTGGGCAATATCCTCTAGGGGTTGCTTCAGCAGGAGACGCCTGACTATCTCGTGACTGATTATGGAGGTTTCTACACGCGTTGCCATTCTGATAGGAATATACGGCCACAACGGGTGGTCTTGAACGTCTTTTTGGTGGGTAGCTGTACGTAGGGGCAAAGGTAAAATTTTGGAAAATTTTGTTGACATCGTAATGTCGATACAAGGAGTTCGTCTGCTGGGGTCTATGCGCCTGATGGCTAACGTCGTTCGCAGGAGATGCGCTGTGAACAAGCACATGAAGAAACAACCAATCGTTGAGTACTGGCGTGAACAATGGCGCCAAGACCTTCTCGAAGAACTTCGCATAGAAGCCGAAGCTCTCAACGAGAAGAGAAGAAAGCACGACAAAGAGTACGCCGACAAGCTCTGGAAAGAGTGGCTCGGCAAACAAGACTAAGGAGGTCTTCTGATGCAGTACCTGGCCTATGACCGCGTGGGCCTCGCCGCGTACCACATTGCGCACGAGGCTAAACTCACCGCTGGTCGGCTGCGTCTCGCACAGGTGTGGGACTCGCCGCAAGCCGGCGTTGCGATGTGTGCCTTCTACCTGCGGCTGGAAGTCGCGGCCAGCGTTCTGGCTGCTCTGCACGACAACCGCTAAGAAGTGAGCCGCATCTCACAAAAAGGAGGTGATAAGAGTGCGTAACTGTGAGCAATACGCTGTCGTCTTTCGCTTCGACGCGTCTGTCTCTTTGGAAGACAAAGAGCGGATGCTCAACGAAGCGTTAGCGCAGTTCCAGTACACCGTTGCTGAATACCTGCCCACCGTAGAGGTCTTCATCGACGACAAGTACTCGTACGACGTGGACGGCTGTGAGGTCGAACTCATCATTGAGGACGATCAGAACTAAACCCGAATAGTGCTGGGCAACCACTATAAAGAGGCCCACAACCTAGGAGGTTGTCATGTCAAAAGCCCGCTCCTGGGACGAGCTCCGCAAACTGGCGTCTCTCGAGGGCGTCCGGAAGGCTCTGCTCGCCCACATTACGTGGGCTGCGCGTAAGGACGCGCAGATCTTCGAGTACTATAGGCATACCACCCTTCCTCTCCCTACACACCCCTACAGGAGAGTCTGTCTCTACCTGAGGCTGGAAGAGGCTGCTCGCGAGATTATCGCGTTGCACAACAGTTTGTAAGAGGTTCGCTTACCTCGAATAGTGCTGAGTAACCACTATAAAAGACTCACAACCTAGGAGAGTCTGTGTTATACAAAGACTACGAGTTGCGAGAGCAGCTGATCTGCAACATAGAGGCGTGCACTGGCGCACTAACCTCTGTGCGCTGGCAGCTAGTAACCAAAACAGACCTAATCGCTCTCTTAGACGCTGTACGCTTTGCACCTTCAGGGCAATGTGCTATGGCGTCTCAAGAACACATTGTGGCGTTAATTCGTCGCGCTCGCGCGTCGGAATCCTTTTAATCTTCTATAGAGCTCAGCAACCTCTATAAACCGCTGATCCTCAAGGAGGATGTCATGTCTAAATCCAACGCTTGGGAAGCCCGCTCTTGGGAGGAGCTCCGCGAACTGGTGTCGCTCGACGACATCAAGAAGGCTCTGCTCGCCGCCGAGAAGCAACGCGCTTACCACAAGACCCAGTACCTCAAGAGGCAGGCTCTCTTGGCTCGCGCCAAAGAGCTCGGCCTCGACAAGGACCTGTAAGGTCTAGCGTTTAACCCAGACACTGCTGAGCAACCAGTATAAAAGGCTCAATTGGAGGTCCTAAGTGCTTAACGAACGCTTCAACGTCATCGTCGTCATCAGCCTGGCAGATGCTGATGGCCCAACTTTGGACTCTGCATTCGGTACGACAGAGGTGTACAAGTTGGAAGTTATGGGCGATCAGTACAAGGAGTTCTTAAAGGAGCTGGCTCGCCTACCCGGCGTGCTACACTCGAACTCTATGACCGTAGAGCTGTACATAGTATAGGAGCAAGGCAATGCACTCAATACGCTCTCCCCCTGACTGACCGCGAGTCCGTCTAGGGCGCCATTCCGGCCACCCGGGGAGAAGTCTGCGAACTTGATTTTCCCTGGAGACGCCCCCCAAAAACTAATAGACGGTCTGAACAGAACGACAGAAGAATCCTGTCAGTTAAATTTGCTTTTTTGTTCAGTCGAATGTATATTATAAGTAGGTAAAAGCTATGTTTGTTAATAACAAAGTCGTAAACGGAGAACAGGTTAACAAACCTAGTTCCCGAATCTTATCAAAGGAGGACATTAACATGTCCAAATCCAACGCGTGGGAAGCCAACAGCTGGGAGGAACTCCAGGAGCTCGTGGATCTCCAGGACGTTCTCAAGGCGCTGAAGAAAGCGGAAGACCAGCGCATCTACCACAAAACGCAGTACCTCAAGCGCCAGGCGATCCTGAAGATCGCGAACGAAATGGTGAAGGACGGAAGGCTTACGCTCAGCTAAAGCTGAAACAACCAGCCAAAGCTGAAACAGCCTTCTATCCATACGAATCTTCAAAGCGAACCTATTCTGACATCTTGACAGACAAGGTTCTATTATGATGATGATGATATTATATATCTGTTTACCATTATTGATACCTTGATAGGTCTAGGATGCAGGTTTATATGGGGTGCCCCCCAGAACCTGTTAAAAAATGCTAGACTTTTCATGGTGTCTTTTTTTCGAGCGGTATCATCATCATACTGGTACTAAGAATGAAACCTAAAAAAGACGTCAAAGGAGTGAAGACATGACCCACGACGAGTACCTAAACAGATGCAGACGGATCCTCGAGCTCTACAAGGCTGGAGACCTCTTCTGGTCGGAAGCCCACGAACGCATCCACGACTTGACCCTCGCCTACTACGCGATCAATCAGAATTGACGGAACGGTGAGTGCCTTACAAACAGTGCCTTACAGGCACGAAGGAGTAAAACGATGTCTTACGACGCACTCTACACATCCGAGGAGCAGCCACGCTGCGAGAAGTGCCAACAGCTCATCAACGATAGGGAAGAAATCGTCTCCGTCTTGGAGACGTGCCTTTCCTACGTGCCTGAGGGCTACGAGGAAAACACGCCAGAACAAAAGTGGTGTGTCGACTTCGACTGGCACAACGATCACATCTATCACAAACGTTGCTGGGAGTCAATGAAGTAGGAGGCTCTTCCATGCAAGACAGCGACTTAGCGGAAGCCAGATTCCTCAGCCTTTACAAAGGCAGTGAGGAATCCTCCCAGGCCGAGGAACAGCTGGCGGTACTCAACGCTTGGGTACAACACAAGCAACAGGCGTACCGCAACCTCTACCACATTGTGCAGGCAAAGCGGCTGCAAGAGATCCTTATCCGCTGGGGTTGGCCGATGGACGATCCGGAGGCCTTTCAACAACATTGTGCAAGGATCATCGCTACCGCGAACACCACGCGTAGCGGTGATAACAAAGCGCTAGCGGCTACGCCGCAACGATGACCAGCTGATAACTGGCATCGAAAGGAGTTCTACATGTATCACGACGTGCGTTTCAAAACCAGCGACAGCCTGACGGCCAAGGAGTTCCACGAGGACCTCTGCAAGGCGATCCACGAGGGCGACGAGGACCATCTGGCGCGTCTGGCCAGGAATGTCTACGACGTGTTGGTTCTCGACCCCAGCGTGTACCGTGGAGACAAGAACCTCACGCACCTCTACCCCACACTGCTCGACCGAGTGAAGAAGGCCTTCCTCTTCGACGTCGAAGCGGCTCGCAAGGACCTCGGTGTCGATGGTATCCCGGAGTTCTCCGAGGACGAACTCGAGGGCTATGAAGAGGAGAACAAAACCATCATGGCTCTCCAGGATTACCCGGCACTCTTCGACCACTTCGTCGGAGACAGCGACGTGAGCTGGGAAGCATACAGAGACTTCTGTATGCGGATCGTCGAAGCTATCTTCACATGAACAAACGCCAGTTCCACAGATGTTTTCCACAACAGCTTAGCGTCTGGATCGATAAGCACGCTCCCGCGCTAGACTGGATACCCTTCCTGTTGTGTATCACACTCAGCAAGATTCTACGACGCAACGACATCGGTTACTAAGTCGGCTGGATTGAAAGCCAGCGGCTAGGAGAATCTCATGAATCAGCGTTTTCAACCGTACCAGGTGGCTCCCGAACGTTTCGAGTACGAAGAACTCGCAACGCTCCAACTCTCAGCCAAGATGAAGTTGAAACTCTGCCGCGACCTGGGGCAGAGGCAACTCATCTGTCTGGACCTTCGCAAGTACTACCTGCCCGCTGAAGGCGGAGACAGTGGTACGAAGAAGGGCATCTACCTCGACATCGACTCATGGCGCTGGGTTCACGCAGAACTCGGCAAGGTGCTGGCCTCCATCGACAAGCCGAACGGTGATATCGCTGGCTAACAGCGAAGCTGTCATGACAGGACCGAATATCGAACTCAGCATCTTGGAAAACAAGATGCGCCAGGCACTTCGTGCCGACAGTCGTCGACGCGTCCACAAGATCTGGCGAATCAAAAACGTCTTACTCCACGGGGAGAAGACTGCCCACCGCTACTCAGACGTAGACTGTAAGATCTACATCTGGACCGAAGTCCTAACCAAGGAGGAACAACGTGGATAAAGAAACCGCTGAAGCCTTGGAACAGTCCATCAAGCACTGGGAGGAAAACGCTGCCGGCTTGACCTGGACTTTCTTAAATCCCTACGAGAGGAGTAACCATGGACATTGAAATCCTACCATCCTCTAGGACCGCAACAGTCGCGGTCAAAGATACTGACCCAGGAGCCTGTGATCTCTCCTGCCCGTATCTGAACGACAACATCGGGAACTGTCGTCTCTTCGAGGTCGGGCTTAACTTCGAGGCCCTCAACCCCCGGGAAGACTACTACTGCCGCTGCCAAGAGTGCCTCGACGCCGAGGTCGCTTACGACATCAAACACGCATGAGCAAAGCAAAATACCGACCCGGTCGATGTCTGGCTTACGAGGAAGTTCTCATGGTGCTAGCCAACCGGCAACCACTCTACTACCGCCACAAGTACTGTGCCTGCGGCTTTCTACAGAACTGGTCCATACAACTCATCCGGAACACAGCTGTTGGCGGCCAGTTCAGGGAGGTCTTACCGTCAAAGTAATCTACAAAACAGACGGCCAAAACGGTCACTAAAAGTTGATTTTTGCTGCGTTTGGATGTATATTATAAGTAGCGAGCAAAGCTTATGCATATACACCAACGCGGACAGAAGTCGTGCGGGAAGAAACAATGTTTCCCACTCGTGCGCACTGCAACGGTGTATGCAGCCCCGTGGATTGAAAGCCACGTGAGCTGAGGAGCCTCACATGTCCAACGAAACGTTCGTCGACGAAGACGCCATCCTCGAGCAGATCGAGCAGATGGAGCCGGCGCAGCTCGAAGCCGAAGCCAAGAAGATCCTCGCTCGGCGCGAGGCCCAGAAGACCTACCGGCAGAAAGAGCTCACCCCCGAGGCCAAGGAGAAACGGGCCGCGTACCGCAAGGAACGCTACGCTCGGGAAAAAGCCATCCTGGCCGCCGCGAAAGCCAACGGGCTGGTCTAAGACCACCCGGTACCGATCCCTCTACTACTGGGTCCTTGGCAGTTCGGCCCTAACTGAACTGCCAAAACCTTCCTCAGGAGATCCCCAAAACATGTATTCCATCAATGCGCCAGCACCGCAGCAAAACGGTCTAGTTTTGCTATCGGGTGGCTTGGATAGTGCGGTTTGCTTGGGCTTGGCTCGAGAGAACTGTGGGTACGTGCACACCGTGTCCTTCGACTACGGCCAGAAGCACATCCGTGAACTCGAGTCCAGCAAAAAGCTCGCCGATCACTACGCAACCACCCATCGTATCGCTGGAGCCGGAGCGCTTGCGCTTATCCCCGGCCTGAAAAACAGCGACGCCGTAGGTCTCGGGCTCAACGACGAACTTCGTGAAGCCTACAACCTGCTACCGAAGACCTGGAAGCCGGGCCGTAACCTTGCTTTCCTATCCATCGCAGCAGCTTTCGCCTACACCAGTAACTGTTCCCTCATCATCATCGGCGCGCACCAAGAGGACTATCCTGGCTACCCCGATTGTCGAGATGGCTTCCTCAGAGCAACGGAGTTTGCTATCCAGGAAGCCTTACAGGTGCCCATCGCTATCTGGGCTCCCATCCTGTACAAGACCAAAGCGCAAATCGTCCGTATGGGTTTGGACCTTAAGGTGCCGTTCGAGTACACCTGGTCTTGCTACGCCGGTCGAGAGAAGGCCTGTGGCGACTGCGACGCGTGCGTAAGGCGCAGAGCAGCCTTCATCGCTAACGACACAGTCGACCCCATCGAGTACGAGTCTCAGGTGGGCCTGTGATCATCAACTACAGCCGGTACAAACTGTACCAAACCTGCCCACGCCAGTACTACTGGCGCTACCTACAAAACCTTGTACTTCCGAAGGTAGCCATGCCGCTACTCTTTGGTCGGTGCGTGCACAAGGGCTTGGAAGTCCTCCTCTCTGGCAAAGACATCGAGGAGGCCAAGACGGCTCTCCTTGAGGAGTGGAACTCCGGTCCCCAAGTACCACTGCTCCCCGAGGAACAAGAACTCGTGGCAAAACACCAACGCTACGCCCTGTTCGTACTGGAAAAGTACCACGCTACCTACCCTACAGAAGAGTGGACCGTCCTGGCTCCTGAAGTCGAGGGCACTGCAGATCTACCCGAGGGCCACAAGCTGAAGTTCCGCACAGACGGTATCGTCTCGTGGCGTAACGCAGCCTGGCTCGTCGAACACAAGACCACCGCAGCTCTCGGCCCCACATTCTTCAACCGCTTTCGCATGGACGGTCAAATCACGGCGTACATCTACGGCGTCAACCAGGTCCTCAAGGTCCAGCCCGTAGGCGCGGTGATCAACGCCTTGTTCAAAGCCCGCAACCTGGACAAGACGGACTTCCAACGTGACATCGTCATGCGCACGAAGTCACAGGTCGAGGAGTTCGTAACACAGCTGGGCTTTACGTGCTCTTTTCTGGAACGCACAACGCGCAACTGTCCAGACAAAGCCTCTTGGCTTATGCACACACACTCCTGCTTCAATTATAACCGTCCCTGCGATTACTTGGAGCTGTGCTACCACGATACTCCAGGCGTACGTGAACTATTCGTCGAACGCAGCAGTGACTACGTCGACGACGAGGAGGCCTCATGATTCTTATGCTCAACCTACAGTACAACCAGTACTTAGGTGTCCCTGTCACTCCAGATACCGGAGATGCTGGAGAGTACTTCGAAACCCGGTTCAAGGCACTCGGTGGGTTCACGCCTGAGATCTCCAAGGCCCTGGGATGGTAATACCGGTGGACTTCGACGAGGCTAAGAAGATTGGGGACAAACTCCTTCGTAAGGCTCAACGGCGTCGTGATGTCGCAAGACATGATGCAGCCTTTGACTTTCCAGACATCGACGGCGACTTGTGTGAGTTCGACGGATATGCACCCGAGGAATTCTTCACTCGTTGGTAGGCCAATGGATGTACAACATACAAGTGCTGGGTCGCTAACACGACTCACGGCCCTGTGCTACGGCACACCAGGGTCAGGTAAGACGTACTTCGGTGGTACGTTTCCCAAACCGCTCTTCATCGACACCGACCACGGGTTAGCTACAGTGCGTCATAAGCACGTAGCTTTCCTGCAGCCAAGCACCTACGCGGAACTCCTCGAGTGCTTGCAAGAGCGGCACTGGAAAGACTACGAATCCGTCATCGTGGACACGGGCACAGAAGCCACGCGCATTATGATGGATGGGATCCTCAAGTCGGCAAGTCGTGACACACCGCAGATGCAGGACTGGCAGATGTGTATCGAGCGCACACGTCGACTCATCCGACAGCTCGTGGACATTCCCAGGCACATCCTGTTCAACTGCCACGAGGCTGTCGTCACCAACGAAGAACTGGGTCGGACTTCGGTCTCACCTAGTCTTCCAGGCAAGCTCTCCCAAGAGGCCGGCAAACACTTTGACTGCGTCTTCCATGCACGCATGGGTGTGGTGAAAGGCCAGAAGCAACGTGTACTGCTTACAGAACCGGAAGGCCTCTACGCTCACTGCAAGGATAGGCTCGGAGGTCTCGATCGTCTCGAGGTTCCGGACTTTCCCACTATGTGGGCACACATACAAGCTGCAAACGGTGCGACGGAAGCTAGAAGTTCTAGCCCACTGTCGCTTCGTCGTTCGTAAAAGGAGATCACCATGGGTGTTATCAACAACGTCGACTTCGACAAGGCCGGACAGGACAACCTCGTTCCGGAAGGGACCTACGTCGCCCGTATCGACAAGGTCGAGGAACGGAAGGGCAAGGATTCCGGTGAGCCGTACTGGAACCTAGAGCTCACCGTCGTCGACCCGACGGACTTCGAGGGCCGGAAGGTGTGGGACATCCTGATGCTCAACCCGCAGAGCATGTGGAAGCTCCGCGCCGTCTGTGTCTCGGCCGGCATCAGCGTCGAAGGACGCGCCGGGGCCTTCGACTCCGAGGAACTCCTCCAGCAGGAAGTCCAGATCAAGGTGATCCACGAGGCTTACCAGGGTCAGGCTCGGGCTCGCGTCAAGCAGTACGTCGCCCGCTAACCACAACCTGGGAGGGGAGAGGCCCTTGCTCTCCCCTCTCACTCTACACATCATGCAATACCCCGTAGTAGAGATATTCCAATCCCTCCAAGGCGAGGGTGGGCACGCTGGTACAGCCTTCAACTTCATACGCCTTGCGGGTTGCCCAAACAACTGCGAGTTCTGTGATACAAACTACACAGAGCACACACTCATGGGACAGAAGGACATTTGGGTAAACCTTGACAAGAAACTCCCAGTCGTAATCACTGGTGGAGAGCCTCTTATCCACGACCTAAGGCCACTCTTAGACCTTCTACAATCTCTTGGTAAACCTATACACCTTGAGACCTCTGGCGCAGTAGACGCCCCTATACACGTCCTCGCCAGATTTGACTGGATCAGCCTCTCGCCGAAGAAAGGTAAGTACCTGTTTGTACAGAGGGCTAACGAGGTCAAGTGGCTCTGGCCTATGTGGGACATCACTGAGATTAAGTGGTACCTAGCCAGGCACCACTTTCTACAACCAATCAACAAGACCCTCGACATGAACTTCACCAACGTAACGGCGTGCGTTACCCTGCTGCTGGAGACAGAGGTGCCTTTCAGTAAGACGCTGGCCTTGTCTCCGCAACTCCACAAACTCCTGGGGCTCAAGTGAACAAGTACGAAAGCCTGCGGCATCTGTACTTGCACGGCTTCAATGTATCTCCCTTCATGCATTACGACAGTTTCATGGAGTCTTGCATCCGGGACTACTTTATATTCCATCGGGTTAAGGTCTTCGGCGTACGCTGCTACAAGCCGTATCGTGAAGAGCCTCATGCACCATTCAAACACTCTATCCAGGGTTTAGACCACGCCTTCGGGTTCGCGGATAGCTGTACACATGCCGGCTGGGATGCCATCATCTGTGAGTCCTATCCACTCGAGTGGGTGAAGCTGAACTGTGAGCTCATGTCCGACGGTGTGAAGTTTGTAGCCCTCACCTACAGCTTCGGCAAACAAACCTGTCGCGACGTGGCCTCGGGCGCAGTAGCATGTACACCACACGAAAGTCTACAGCCCCCTGAACTGCAGGCGATCTGGTCTCAGCTGGAGACCTTACTGTCTTTTTACAAGGAGCCGACGGTCTTCGAGTTCTCACTCTTCGACCGCCCGGTGGGACTGTTGAATGAAAAGCTCATCTTCTGGGAAACCAGGAAAGGTACTAAGTGAACAAGAAACAAGTCGAAGTCGGCGTGCGACACATCCTCGAAGGACTTCTCGGCAAGGAGTGGTCAGCAGACCACAACTACGAAGAAACCCCGGCTCGAGTCGCACGCTTCTACGCAGAGTTCTTCAGACCGAGGAACTACCAGCTGACATCTTTCCCCGAGAAGTACGACCAGATGATCGTCGTGGCTCATCACCAGGACTGGACGCTCTGTCCGCACCACCTACTTCCTGTCAGCCTCGACATCAGCTTGGCTTACATACCCAACGGCGCCGTGCTCGGCCTGAGCAAACTCGCGCGCCTGGTGCAGAACCACTTCACGGAACCCCTACTCCAGGAAGAGCTCACCGAGTCCATCGTCCATGAACTCATGACCAAGCCGGCTCAGAAGCCTTTAGGCGCTGCCTGCCTAATCTTCGGCAGGCATGCCTGCATGCAGATCCGGGGACCGAAAACCCAGGGCTACGCTATCACCTCCGCTTTCAAGGGCGCCTTCCTCGACAACCCCGCTATCAAGGCCGAGTTTCTGGCTCTCGTGAGGCCAAGATGATTGACCTCACGGTCGTAGCTGCACGACTCGTAGCAGACCCTGACTCCTCTGACAAGTTCTTAATCTTCTGTGCGGGCATCGAGTACGGAGCAGATGCTCACCGAAAGCCTTGCCCCGCACCGAGTACGCCTATGCCTCACGAGATCAAGGACGCCCTGCTTACCCTGATGAAGGATTTCGATCAACTCGAAAAACCATCCAACCTGCGCAAGGAGATTGCGTCAGTCTACCTACAGGTGGCCCGAAATGAAACCAAGTCTTTGCCGGGGGTGTAGCCTCGAGAACGTCGGCGAGGGCTATGCTCCTGGTGAGGGCCCCGATGACGCGAAAATCTGTCTCTTAGGAGAAGCCCTTGGACAAGAAGAAGCCCTCAGAAGTCGCCCTTTTATCGGTGGCGCAGGACGCATACTTAACTCACTGTTGGCAAGAGCGCACGTACGAAGATCTGAGTGCTATGTTACAAACGTCGTGCATTGCCGACCACCCGGGAACAGAACCCCCACTCCTGCGGAATGTGACGCTTGCGCCAAACGTCACGTGTTACGGGAACTACTGCGTGGCTTCAATATTGTTGTACCTCTCGGCAATACAGCCCTGCAGTTCATGTTTGGCACGGGAAAAATCTCCCAGTGGCGCGGCAGTGTTTTGCAAACGGACGGGGTCAAAGTGTTGCCTACATATCACCCTGCCTTTGTCATGCGAAACCAAGACTTCATTCCAGTCGTCATCCTCGACCTCGCTAAAGCAGCTCGTAACAGCCTTACGCGAGATTATACAAAACCACGGCAAAACTACGTCACGAGTAGCCATTCCGGAGCAGTCCTTGAAATCGGACAACACCCCGCATTCGCCTTAGACGTAGAAACCAACAGCTTGCAGGCCCACGCGAACTCCGTGACTATGTGCGGCCTCGCAGCTGCGCCTGGGGAAAGTCGAGTCATTCGTGACGTCCACGATCCCCTGAACAGAGAAGCTCTCCGGCGACTCTTCGCCTCGGACAAACTGAAGATTGGTCACAACGTTGGCTTTGACATCGAGCATATGGAAGCTAACGGTGTACCTGTAGCATGGCCATGGTACGATACCATGATTGCACATCACCTGATCCTGAGTGACGTTCCAAATGATTTGGAATTCGTCACCTCAATCTACACCAACATTCCACCGTGGAAACATACCATGAAGGAAGACCTTACCTGGTACAACGCTACTGACGTAGACGCCACGTTCCGTATCTACCAAGAGACGGCACCAGAGTTGCGTTTGAAGGGGTTGGACAAGGTCTTCGAAACCTCGATGCGTGTGATTCCGGTACTCCGCAAGATGACGAAAACTGGCGTTCTTGTAGACACCCAGACACAAGCCAAGTGGCGTGTAGGTCTGGAGATGATTATCAAGAAAAAGGAGAAAGCCCTTGCCGAAGCCTTACAAGACCCCCTCTTCAACTGGCGCTCGCCGGTCCAGCTCTCAAAGCTCTTGTACCAAAAGCTCGGGTACAAAAGCGTCGTCAACCGAAAGACAGGATCCGTCACAACGGGCGCTGCAGTCCTACAAGAGCTTTATGAGGAAAGACCTAATCCGATTCTTAGACTCTTGCTCGAACTCCGGAAGGCCTCTAAACTGGCCTCAACGTATTTCGAACGACCTCCGGGTGATGACGGACGAATGCATACAGATTTTCTCCTCCACGGGACAGCTACGGGTAGGCTTTCTTCCCGAAACCCGAATCTCCAGAACGTGCCCAAGGGAATTGCAAGAAGCATATACGTACCTAGTCCAGGCTTTGTGTTCGTCCAGGCCGACTACAGTCAGATCGAGATGCGTATTATGGCCTACCTCGCCGGGGAGCAGGTTCTTCTGGAAGCTTTCGATCGTGGATATGACATCCACAAGTTCATTGCGTCCAAGGTCTACAAGTGCCCCATCGAAGAAGTCGATCCGAAGCAACGCTTCAAAGCCAAAACGATCGTCTACGGTCTGAACTATGGGCGAGGAGCACTCTCCTTAGCCAAAGCCTACAAGATGACGAAAACGGAAGCGGATACGTTCATTCTCGGGTACTTCTCCCAATTTCCACGAATCAAGCAATGGCGGGAGAAGATTGTATCCGAAGGGAACTCGCAAGGGTATTTGGTCAACCCTTTTGGTCGTAGACGTTACTTCTTCGGGATGAACGAAACCCCGAAGATGTACAACTTCATACCGCAGAGCTCAGGGGCAGACGTTTTGTTCCTAGCACTGCTGCGCCTCGAGTCCAACCTACCGAAGCACTCACGGCAGGTTCTTACAGTGCACGACTCCATCCTGATTGAGTGCCCCGAAGACAAAGTAGAGGAGGTTACTACATGTATTCGCGATTGCATGGAAGCGCCGATCGACTGTCTGCCGAAGTTCAAGGTCCCTGTGACCGTCAGCTCCGGCAAGACCTGGGGAGCGTGTGATGAATAAACCAGACCGCGTACACGAACTCACCAAGGAAGACGTTGATGCCATGGCCGACTTACAGTACCAGCTCGACGGCCTGGGCGTTGTCGCCGGTAAGGTTCAACGCCAGATCCAAGAGCGCATGGCTGAGTTAGCCAAACGCTTCAACGTGTCTGAGGGCTCTGGCGTCAGCATCAACTTTCAAGACCAGACCCTCGAAGTCTTCAGTCCGCACCCTAACATGCTGTCCATCCCCAAGAAGCGGATTCTGCCCCACTGATGAAGGCGTTACTGGCCCTCTGTTCGGTGATACTGCTTGCACAACCTATCGGTAACCGTAACCTGGATCTACGTCATCGGGTCGAAAGATCCGCGCCCAAGATGATGCTAACCTCGTGGTACGGCCCGGGCTTTCATGGCAGGCTTACAGCGTCTGGTACCATCTACAATCAGAACGAAGCGACGGTGGCCCACAAGAAACTGCGCTTCGGGACGATTGTTATCTTAACCAACCCTGCTACCGGAAAGACCACGTTTGCAAGAGTCACCGACAGAGGGCCTTATTGGGAAGACCGAGAGCTAGACGTCTCATGGCGTGTAGCAGAAGACCTCGGCATGATAGAAGCGGGTGTTAGCCTCATAGAAGTTCATATCGTAGGAGATACAAATGAAGCTCGGTTTTGAAATACCCCTACCACACCTAGACGAGTTCATGCCACTCGAAGACATTCACTTTGGCCTGGCACACTTGGTTCTAAAGAACAAGGCATACGCCAAGGCCTACCAGGGCTGCCTCCTCGACAACAGTATGTACGAACTAGATGAACCTCTCAGCATCGAAGACCTGCGTACAGCAGCCCAGATTTGCAAGCCCAAGGCGGTTATCGCTCCCGACTGGGAGGGTGACCCGAAAGCCACCCTGTTGGCTGCTAGGAACCTCTACGCAGAGAAACCCGGCTGTCCCGTGGGCATAGTGATTCAAGGCAAAGACGCAGCCGAGGCTCTACGACACTGGCAAGCAGTTAAGGCGGAAGATACCTTCTGGCCTATCTGCTTTCCGTTTAGAGCCCCATGGCGCAGGCGCCTACTGGAAGGCCTTCGACAGGCCGAGGAGTTCACACACTTCGGCTGGTACCATCTACTCGGAATGCAAAGCGTCGATGACCTTACCTGGAAGGCTCGTGGTGTCTGGTCTCTAGACACTGCGAAGCCCTTCAAAGACATCGACATGCTGAGTGAGACAAACCTCCGGGGTCACGGCAAGATTAACCTGACCAAGCGCCTCAGCCTGCGCCGTGTCTTCCAGACATACC